GCCTTGTTGCGTGTCCAGTATTTATAGGGTCTATTTACTAACACATCCCACGCATTAAGTAATACATCATATCTGAGTACAACATCACTGTAAGAAGTCCCACTATAGGTAATATCTCCAAGATACAAGCAATATCTTCCCTTTGTATCAAGTCCTCCAGTTACACTCTCGGCACTTGTAACACCACTTAGCCACTCTAGCACTGGTCTGCTTATTAGAGTTGCCTCTGTACCACCAGCATACATATAAACTCCTCCTCGGTTATACCAAAGAAGTCTACTCTCAGTTACTTGTACTGTCTCTTTGTTAGTAGTACCACCATTTACATTAAGCATTGTTAAACTATACTCGTCCCAAGCTGCAACCTTATTTTGTGTAAACACAAATAAAGCACCACTATATTCTTTTAAGGCTGTAATACCTTCTCCCATATCGTCAAAGTAATTGTTATCAGGGAAGGAGTCTTTACTTACTTCGCTAAATACAATTCTTGATGGGTATGTTTTAGTGCCTATCTTTACATTACCAAGATACAGTCTTCCCTTATATGCTTCTAAGTGCTTTGCGTAGGTATTAGCAACTGCAGATATATCCGTACCAGTCGTATACATCATAGTACCGTCTAATCCCTGTGTGATATACAACCTCTCTACAAAGGTCTCCGCCGCTGTTCCTACTCCAGTTCCTGTGTTAATAAAGCTAACAGCCCACTCAACAGGGCTTGTACCACTTCCAAATCCACTACCAATGGACGCAAATGAACTTCCATTGTACTTATATAGGTCAGAACCATAAACCTGATAAAGTTCATTATTACCACTCTCTTTGTTCCAAGCATAAACACCCCTGTTGCTACCTGATCCTACTCCAGAGCCTATCTGTGCAAAGCCCAAAGATTTGCCCAGTATTCCTGGCTTACTTATGTCTACGTTATATAAAAATGGAGACTCATTAATATTAAGAAGTAGAGGAGATGTAAATGTCTGATAACCCCCACTAAAATCAATATACTTCTGAGTTACTCTTTTACTTCTTGCCATAATATTACTGCTAAATTAGTATCCTCTTATATAATTATACACTACGCCTAAATGGTGGTAGTGGATATTTCTCTCCTATAATTGGTGTTGGAATTACAAGTGCTTTAACATAACTAGGACTTTGTATATAGTTTGTGTAAAGTGTTTTACCAGAAGTCGTTAACCCTTGCCAGTTTGTTAAATAGGCAGAATTACAATATGCGTATAGATAATTAAGCCTACTTGAAGGAACACTCCAGCTTATATTATGACTAGAAAACCACCCAGTATCCCCCTTTAATATCAAGGAGGTTAAACCAGTACAATCGCCAGCATAAGAAGCCATAAAAGAATCTCCTACGCTAGTAATACCTGAAGTGTCTGGTACTGACAAACTTGTCAAACTACTACAACCATAAGCGTAGGAATACATAAAATAATCCCCTACACTTGTAAGCCCCGAAGTGTCTGGTACTGATAAAGAGGTTAAACTACTACAACCATAAGCATAATAAGACATAAAAAAATTTCCTACGGTTGTTAGTCTAGAGATATCTGGTACTGATAATGAAGTTAAACTACTACAACCATAAGCATAACCCTCCATAAAAGAACTTCCTACACTAGTTAGCCCTGATGTGTCTGGTACTGATAATGAGGTTAAACCACTACAACTATCAGCATAAGAATACATAAAATAATTTCCTACCGTGCTTATTTTGGTAGCAGAGGTATCCCAATCAACAGTTACACTTGCCTTAATGTTTGGTAATATGGCTGTAAAACTTGAACTCATTCCCGACAATGGTGTCCTAAACTGGTAGGTATTCCCAGCTGTTAATGTGCAGTCCGTAGAATTCCACTCCCCAGAGGTACCCTCTCTCCAAGTAGTGGACTTGACCATTGACTTCGTTACAGAGGTTGCATCTGAAGCTACTACTATTGTTGCTATTACTGCATCATATGCTAATACCATTCTCTTCTCCCCTCTAATTTAATTAAAAAACCACCATAGTAAAATAACCATAATTTGCCATCTCAACATATACTCTATCAAAAGAGTTGTTATTACTCCTCCTAAAAAGATTAGTATCAATTTTAGTTTAGTGTTCATAATATTATGCAGTTCTTCTATATCTATATACTACAATATAAGGTTGTAGGTTGTTATGGGCATTACCACCACCAGTATTTGTTGTTGCAGTTCCAGTACCTCCTGCGACTTTTACATTATAAGTACCACCACCTGCCATAAAGGCTGGGTCTGAGTTATTTGGAAGTATGTAAGCATGATTATGGGAAGGTATCATTGTTGTATCAAGCGTTACTGTTTTCGCACCACCAGTTTCTCCAATAGTATCAAACTCTGTATCTGCACTCTTTGCTACTAATACCCTGCCACTTCCATATGCTTCCCAAGTACCACCAAAATGGGTATTCATTTTTGTTGTAGTATCTAAATCAGAAGAAGTTGTCTCATATATTGTCCCTACTGGATAAAACCAATCTAACATTCCAGGGAAAACATTGTTGCTTGTACTTATTGTTTTATTAGTAAGTGTAGTAGTAACTGAATCAAAATAAGATTTGAGTGTTGCTTTTATATTAGACCAAGTTAGTTTCTTTAATACATTACTTGCAGCACTGTCAATTAACCCTACTTCATCAGCATCAACTGGAGTTGTTTTAGCAGTCGCTCCATGAATAGTAGAAGCTATACTGTCAGCACTTACACCCTCTACAAACATTTCCCACTTACCAGCAGATAAATCTGTAGCAAATGTTCCTGATGTATGAGCTGTAACACAAACATACCCACTACCACCCTGTTGTATTGTATCATTTACTGCATAGGCTGTTGCTGTTACCCACTCCCCTTTCCAAGTATAACCCTTTGAGTCAACATAAGCTTTTATACTTTGCTGGGTTGCTAGTTTAGTCGCACTATTACTAACCATATTATCTTCATCAAGAATCGCAGTACCACTTACTCCTGTGTTTATTACTGGAGAGGTTAAGGTCTTGTTACTTAAAGACTGTGTATCGGTTGTGCCTACTACAGCCCCTGTAATGCCGTGTACACCACTAGATAATCCCCTGTGGGTTGTATTAGTAGCTACAGCCGTGTTATTAGCCACCTCTGTATCAAAATCACTAACATTTGATGCTGTTACTGTTATTGTATTGGAAGCAGAGTTGATTGTTTTATTAGTTAATGTTTGAGTATCCGTTGTTCCTACTACAGCCCCACTAGGAAGTGTCTTATCAGAAGTCCTTATATCCTTATTAGTTAAGTTGAATACTGCTATCTCTCCATCCGCAATACCAGTGTCGTTTAATGCTGTTATATTAGGTTTCTTTTGAATTGCACTATCAGCCAGATCTAAACTTGCATTTACAGAAGTGTCTAATTTTGTCTCATCAATAGAACCCGCTTTAATTGAGGCTGTAATACTAGGTGTTGTGTCATTATAGGTAAGGTCTATCTCTGCTGTGTCTGTTAAAATACTTCCTACTGCGTCTTGTGCCTGTTCATCAGAATATCCTTCTACTGGACTGCCACCCACTAGATATTGCTGCCCTGCTGGTATGTTTATAGACCCTGTATCACTAACCGTTGCTAAAGAGTTTTGTATCAGTTTTCCAGTTGCTAGGTCAAACCTTGCTACTGCATTGTCTGTTGCACTCGCTGGTCCACTAACATCTCCACTCCCTTCACCTGGTGCTCCCTTTTGAGCCATTAAGTTCCAATAGGTTGTGTTAGTAGGTAAGTTTCCTGTTGAATTAAGTATACAAATGTAACTAGAACCCTCATAAAAAACTGCATCATTGACAACATACGCTGTCCCACTACTGTAAGTTCCTTTCCAATTAATATCTAATCCATCTTCTCCATCAGCCCCAGCAGCACCTGTATCTCCTTTATCACCTTTTTCTCCTTTGTAATTCTTCCATAAACCCGTAAAATCCGAAGCCTGTGGAGAGG